GAAGTTATCAAGCACCACTATTATGAAATGTTTACGCCGCTTGAAAAACCAGAAAATGAAACCAAAAAGTGTTGTTGATTTTTACGCAGGGTAAAGAATTAAAACTATACATTACAAATGCTATCAAGATCAGGATATTTAATTCCTATTACAACCGACCTTAAAACTATTAAAAAGGATCTAACTGTTAGACCTATTATCAATAATGAGTTTGGGTTTCCTCCGCCACCTTTCAAGGTTTTCAAAGAGACTAAAAAGAATATTTGTGTCCCAAGATTTTATGGATTGGAACATTTCAAAAAATCTTGCGAAGATAATCGCCCTGAACCCGCTCGAGTTGTATTTCAGTTTAATGGAAAACTTCGTAATGAAACTTTCCAAAATGAGGCACTTGAAAAGGCAGTCTCAGCTGGACATGGAGTCCTATCATTGCCGTGTGGATATGGAAAAACCACAGTTGCGCTCGCGATATCAGCGCGATTGGGTCTAAGAACTATGATTGTAGTCCACAAAGAGTTTCTGGCCAATCAGTGGCGTGAACGTATTCAACAGTTTTGTCCCGGTGCAACAATTGGAATTGTTCAACAGGACAAAATTGAAATCAATTGCGACTTTGTCATTGCAATGCTTCAGAGTCTTTCACTCAAAGAGTACTCATTTGATCAATTTGAATCAATTGGAACACTCTTTGTTGACGAAGCGCATCATGTATGTGCTCGTGTATTTTCTCAATCGCTATTTAAACTCTGTCCCCGACACGTGTATGGGTTATCTGCAACACCTGAACGCAAAGATGGTCTAACAAAGGTTCTTCACTGGTTTCTGGGACCTACATTCTTTTCAGTTGAGAGGGAGAACCAAAAGCAAGTTCAAGTGTTTCCAATTGACTTTGATTGTCCCCTATTTAATGATCCCCCACCATGTAATAAAACTGGTAAAGTTTCACTTGTTCACATGATTACAGACCTTGTGAATCATGATGAAAGAAATAGGATGTTGGTATCACTCATACAAAAAATTATAAAAGAATGTTCCACTAGACAGATTCTAGTTTTGAGTGATCGTAGATTACATTGTCAGTATCTTCAGTCACAGTTTCTAGATATATCGGGTCTATACATGGGTGGTATGAAGGAATCGGATTTACTAGAAACAAGTAAGAAACAAATTATATTCGGAACATTTAGTCAGGCTCACGAAGGTCTTGATATTCCAACACTTGATACAGTTCTTTTAGTGACTCCAAAGTCCGACATTAAACAGTCGATTGGAAGAATACTTCGAGAGACTGGTGGTAAAAAGAATGATCCACATATCTATGACATACTTGACAAGTGGTCTTTGCTTTACGCAATGTATCAAAAGAGACGGAGAGTCTACAAAGAAGGTGGTTTTATTATAGATGGAGGGCTTGAACAACCTGTTGTAAATGAGTTCAAAGGAAAATGTTTGTTAACTTTATAATAACATGTCAGGGGCACTTGTTTCACTTGTTTCAAAAGGAACTCAAGATGTATACTTGATAAACAATGAAAGTGAAAATTCTTTTTTTAAAAGTAAATTTACTAGGTACACAAACTTTGCACAGGCTCCAAAACAGTTGGATTTAACTGGAGCTGTTCAAAATAATGGAATTACTTCAGTATTTTTAGTAAGTTATGGCGACTTGATCAATCAAGTTTGGTTAGAAGGTACTAATATAGTTGGAAATTTATCTGGAACTATATTTGACTTGTATATAGGAGGTCAGAAGATTGATTCTCAAACATTTGATTACATGGCTGATGTGTGGCAAGTTTACATGGCTGAAAGTTATTCAAAATGCCAAACAATCAATAATAATATATCTCAAGCAAATAAAAACTTTTTTCCATTACATTTTTTCTTTTGCGACAGCGAAATGTTTCTACCATTAGTATCTATTCAGTTTCATCAAGTTGAAATACGTATACAATGGGGTCCTAATATTAACAATGTAAAAAATCTAATAATGTATGGAAATTATATTTTTCTGGATACCAACGAAAGAGAGAATTTGGTATGTAAACCACAAATTGATATACTTATTACACAAGTTCAAACAATTCAAGGTTCTTTAACAAGCGTGGATCTATCTGCTCTTAATCACCCAGTCAAAAGTATTTATTTTGGATACCCACAGACTAGTAATATACAGTCATATTGGTCGTTTACTACAACAGATCTTTCACTCAATGGAACACCTCTTTTAGAAAACATGTCTCCAACTTATTTTCACACAGTACAGGGATACTATAATACAAAATATGGAGTTATAAATTTCAACTCGGTTCATGGGGCTCCATTTTACACACAGTACTATACATATAACTTTTGTCTTGACGCAACAAGTTATAAACCAACTGGAACATGTAATTTTAGTCGGTTAGATAATGCAAAGTTGAACATTAATGGTACTACTAAAGACAAGGCGAGTACTCTAAATACTTTAACAGTATATGCAGTCAATTACAACGTTCTTCGTATAAAATCGGGAATCGCTGGTATTTTATTTAGTAATTAATAGTAGTAATGGCAACAGCCGGTAATACAAGTTTTTTGAACAAGGCGGATGTATATGGAACACTGATAGATTCACTTTCATCAAATGGAACACCTGGACAGGTTTTAGCATCATCTGGATCAAGTGTATTCTGGACATCTGTTCCGTCAAACGTATATGCAACCTTGTTTCCAGGTACAAACTATGGTGATTACATGTACTGGAATACAGATTTACCTACAGCTACATGGGCAATTGGCGATACAAATATATCTTTAGGATCTGGAGCTGGTAGGTATAACCAAGGTACATGTGGCGTTGCAGTTGCGCGTTTAGCTGGCCAGAATAGCCAGGGTGATTATTCAATTGCCATTGGAAATAGCGCGGGACAAAATAATCAAAATTCAAATTCAATTGCCATTGGATATCAATCTGGATACCAGACACAAAATACACAATCAATTGCTATTGGTACACAAGCGGGATATCTGACACAAGGAACTGGTGCAATTGCAATTGGTACACAAGCTGGTAATATAAGTCAAGGTGCTTCTTCCATTTCCATTGGATATCAAGCAGGTTATCAGACCCAGGGTGCTACTTCCATTTCCATTGGATATCAAGCAGGTTATCAGGGTCAAGGTCCTTATGCAACTGCTATTGGCACAGATGCGGGATACTCAAACCAGGGTGGTAGTACAGTTGCCATTGGTCAAAATGCAGGGGCTGTTAATCAAGGTGCTTATTCGACAGCCATTGGTGTAAATGCAGGTAATACTGCACAGGGTTCTAGTGCAACTGCAGTTGGTAATCAAGCGGGATTAAGTGGTCAGGGTGATAACGCAGTTGCAGTTGGAACTATTTCGGGCTGGTATAGTCAGGGTTTTAAATCAACTGCAGTTGGATATGCAGCTGGTTATTATAACCAAGGCTCTGGTTCTTTAGCAATTGGATATCAAGCGGGTAATACTGGACAAGGTATTAATGCACTGTCAGTTGGGTATCAAGCTGGATATCAGACACAAGGAACTAGTGCAACTGCAATTGGGTTTCAAGCGGGTAATACTGGACAGGGTCAAAATGCACTGGCAATTGGATATCAGACAGGGTATCAAACGCAAGGATCAGGTGCACTAGCACTCGGATATCAAGCTGGGTATCAGGGACAGGGTCAAAATGCGGTGGCAGTTGGTCTTGGATCTGGATCTTATAATCAAGGAAATTCAGCAACTACAATTGGGTTTCAAGCGGGTAATGACGGACAAGGTACTAATGCAACTGCTACTGGATATCAAGCTGGATACCAGGGACAGGGGTCTGGTGCACTAGCACTTGGATATCAGGCTGGATATCAGACTCAAGGAAATTCAGCAACTGCAATTGGATTTCAAGCTGGGTATCAAAATCAAGGATTAAATTCCGTAGCTATTGGATTTCAAGCAGGTAATTATTTTCAAGGGTCAAATGTACTTGCTATTGGTTATCAATGTGCACTTTTAAATCAAAGTGCAAATGCAATGGCAATTGGGTTTCAAGCTGGGTATAATGGACAAGGTACGAGTGCAACTGCTATTGGTAATCAGGCGGGTTTTATAAATCAAGGATCAAATGCAATTGCAATTGGTAATTATGCTGGATACCTTAATCAATATAGTAATAGCATTGTTATCAATGCAAGTGGTTCAATTTTAAACTCAAGTGGTTCTGGGTTTTATGTTTCTCCTATAAAATCTGCGGGTGCGAGTTCAACTAATAATTTTTTAACATATAATACCGGTTCAAGTGAAATTCAGTATATAACTGGTTTATCTGCTGGTAATGGATCTATATCTCTAGGTAGTAATGTAACAATTTTAAATCCAACAACAACTGATCCTAATCAAGGTTTATGGTTAAGTGATCAAATACCACTCAATTCAAATGTATGGCACATGTATTCAACATCTGGTACTCTTTCTTTTTATTCAGTTGTAACCGGTATAGCACCATTAACAATCGTTTATAATACTGGTGATATCGGAATGACAGGTAATGTTACAGTTGGTGGAAGTTTAACAGTTGGTAATTTTACAACAATTGGAGTTTCACTTGGTTATCAAGCTGGTTATTCAAATCAAGCTTCAAATGCAATTGCCATTGGTTATCAATCGGGATATACAGGTCAAAGTGCAAATACAATTGCCATTGGTAATCAATCTGGATATTTAAATCAAAGTTCAAATACAATTGCCATTGGATTTCAAGCTGGTAATCAGTATCAAGGTACAGGTTCCATTGCCATTGGTACACAAGCTGGTTATACAAATCAAAGTTCAAATACAATTGCCATTGGATTTCAAGCTGGTAATCAGACTCAAGGAAGTAATGCAGTTGCAATTGGTTATCAGTCTGGTTATCAGGGACAGAATACTTATTCCGTTGCAATTGGTTATCAATCTGGGTATCAGACACAAGGAACTAGTGCAGTTGCACTTGGTTATCAATCTGGGTATCAGACTCAAGGAAGTAATGCAGTTGCAATTGGTTATCAATCTGGTTATCAGGGACAGGTACAAGGTGCATCTGCGATTGGGTATCAAGCTGGATATCAGACACAAGGAACTAGTGCAGCTGCAATAGGATATCAAGCTGGATACCAGGGACAGGGGTCTGGATCAGTTGCAATTGGTTATCAGGCTGGATATCAGACTCAACAGAGTCAGGCTGTTGCAATTGGGATTCAAGCCGGATACCAGGGTCAGTCTACTGCTACTACTGCAATTGGATTTCAAGCGGGGTACAATAATCAAGCTCAATATGCACTTTCCATTGGATTTCGGGCGGGGTACACGAATCAATATGGTAGTGCACTTGCTATAGGACAAGAAGCGGGCAGGAATAGACAGCGTCCTTTTACAGTTGCAATTGGTTATCAAACTGCTATATCTGATCAACAAGATAACGCAACTGCAATTGGGATAGGTGCCGGACAATATTCACAAGGTATAAATTCGGTAAGTATTGGTTCCAACGCCGGTAACCAAAGTCAGGGTCAGTATGCAGTTGCAGTTGGTTCCAACGCCGCGTATAATAGTCAAGGAACTAATGCAGTTGCAATTGGTTATCAAGCTGGGTATCAGACTCAAGGAAGTAATGCAGTTGCAATTGGTTACAACTCAGGTTATCAGGGTCAATATATGAATTCAACTGCAATTGGATTTCAAGCTGGATATCAAAATCAAGGTACTAATGCAGTTGCAGTTGGTTACAGCTCAGGTTATCAGGGTCAAGGTACTGCTGCAGCTGCAATAGGATATCAAGCTGGATATCTAAATCAAGGTACTGCTGCAGTTGCAGTTGGAGTAAGGTCTGGATATCAGAACCAGGGAACTTATGCAACTGCTATTGGTGCTTATGTGGGTGTATATAATCAAGGTCAGTTTGCAACTGCTATTGGAGTAAATGCTGGGTACGATGGTCAGAAAGACTCTGCAGTTGCAGTTGGTCAATTATCAGGTGAAATTAATCAAGGGTTTCGTGCTATTGCAATTGGTTGTAATGCTGGAATTAGTGGTCAAGGTGATTATGCATTAGCTATTGGAGTGAGTGCTGGGTACACTGCTCAGGGACAGTTTGCAATTGCTATTGGAAATGATGCAGGACATAGTGGTCAGGGACAGTATGCAATTGCAATTGGTTATCAATCGGGATATACTCAAAGTGCAAATGCAGTTGCTATTGGAAATAATGCAGGAAATAGTGGTCAAGGAACAAATGCAGTTGCTATTGGAAATCATGCAGGGTATCAGACGCAAGGTCCAAATTCCGTAGCTATTGGAAATAATGCAGGTTATACAAATCAAGCAAGTAATGCAATTGCAATTGGTTATAATTCGGGTCAGACACAACAGGGTCAGTATACTGTTGCAATTGGACTAAATTCAGGTTGTACTGGACAAGGATCAACTTCGGTTGCTGTTGGTAATGGGTGTGGATTTACTGTACAAGGGGCTCAATCGGTTGCTATTGGTAATTATGCGGGTTCATCATATCAAGGAAATAATTCCATTGCAATTGGATGGCTTGCAGGTTCTCAAACTCAAGGAAATAATTCCATTGCAATTGGTCAAAATGCAGGACAAACTGGACAGCCCGCAAATTCTATAGTTATTAATGCAAGTGGTATCGGTGTAACTGGTGCAGCAGCAAATTCGCTTAGTATATCAAGTATTCGTCAAACTGCATCAACTGGACAGTCAAATATATTATTCTGGAATCCCACGACATATGAGATTCAGGCGATTTCTACATCTAAAACATTTGTTATTGATCACCCGGATGATAAAGAAAAATATCTTGTTCATGCGTGCCTAGAGGGTCCAGAATCAGGTGTTTATTACCGTGGAGAATCTATAATTAAAGATGATGAAAAAAGTGTATGTGTTGTATTACCAAATTATGTAGAATCTTTGGCAAAAGATTTTACAATAAATGTAACCCCGATTGGAGAACCGAGACTTCTTGGTGTGAGTCGTGTTAAAAATAGCAAGTTTACAGTATATGGTAATCCAGGTGAGTTTTTTTGGACAGTATATGGAAAACGTGGTTCAGTTGAAGTAGAGCCACGAAAGACTGATGTTTGCGTATCAGGAGATGGTCCTTATAAATGGATCACTTCCTCATCACGTCAGTCAGTGCTATAAATAATACACCTACTATAAATATTAATACTAGATAATTACATTCAGTTTTTTCATCGTCGAAAAAATTATTAAAAAATTTATCAGTTGTCGATGTCGATGAAGACATTGGCTGTGGTGGAGGAGGTGGAGGTGGTACATCTGGTTCCAGTGGATAGTATGAAATCATTTATATAATAGTACTTTTTTTTTATAATGAAACCTCATTCGATTTTTTCTTACGCCCTCCTCCTTTACGCCTTGCCGCTGATACTTTAATGTCTTTTGTATCACCTCCAAACGAGTCTCCTGAAATTGAAACAATATCAGAAATATCATCTTCTATAGTAAGTTCTTGAACGGGTTCAAGAATCTGAGCTTTTGTATTCATGGGTGGAAGTGGTGGCATCATGATCCCACCCATTAAACTTGAAATGTCTAGACCAGGACCTTGCATTTCACGTCTACTGCTGGTTCCATCACCCCCTCCTCTCATAGTTGGACTTGCCATTGGTCTCTGAGATGGATCCTCGCGTACTCCGCCACTTGACTGCTGTGTGTTCTTTACAGCACTCATCATATTTTTTACAAGATCCGGATTCTGTTTCATAACCTCATTCAGGTTTGGCATTGCAGCTTTGAACATACTATGTGTCAAGTGAAACATCATACCACTTCCTCCAAGCATCATCATAAGTTTAATTTCAGGGGCTACATGCATCTTTGTTCGGTACTTTACATAAAGTTCTTCAAAGACTCCGTCATAATCATCAACATTTTCCATAACACTTTCAGACCAGCCTTCGAGCATAACATCAAATGGATTGTACCTCTTGTTGAGAAATTCAACTCCAGTCACACATGCAATAAGCATCCTTCTTGAAAATTTAATAGACTGTTCAGCTTCAATACTATATGTTATTCTCTTGTATTCGGTTCTAATCTCTGAAATGTCAGAGTATGCATTAAGTTTCTTGTTGACTGTAAATCCCTTTTTTTCAAGACGAGTCAGTTTATTAAGAAGATCTGCTTTTTCATCATCTATACTAGTATATCCTTCAGAAGGAACCTCCTCTTGAGAACCACCACCACCTTGATCCTGTTGATGGTATTCCCCACCTTGATCCTGTTGATGGTACTCCTCCTCTTCCTCTTCTTCTTCACTTTCTGGGTACTGTTGTCTAGGCGGTGGTCTCATTGATGATCTTTTAACAGGGTTTGTGAATGCTTCAATTTCAGGCTGAGTTTCTTGTCGTCTTGCTTGATTAGCAGGCGGTGGTGGACGACGACGAGGTGCTATAGGTTTTGTGGTGATTTCAATTTCATTCATAAGTGCCTGTTCGTCGTCATCTAGTTTTAACACGTGGGTAGAAGGAGTTCGTTCTAGGACTATATTGTCATCCATTATATCTTTAATATGAAAGTAATCAGAAATCTTTAACGCGCTTCAATAAAAAATTATATGATAATAGTAAATGAAGGTGTCACTAAAAACCGTTGGGCTTGCTTTACTTTTACTTGTTGTTCTATTTTTTGTATTCAAATCAACTAGCGGATATATGATGGTTGGTTCTCCAGTACAGACTAATATTTCGGATTCTCAGTTTTCCAACTTTTTTTCCAGGCTGACAAATGATCCTCTTGGACCACAGCTAAAGTGTAATCCAGGATCAGCTGATAAAGATGGAAAGGTTATGAGCTCATATTATACAGGGGGATTACTTCCAGGGGGATATTGCGATGATCAGAAGGTTGTCAGTGAGGCTATAAACTATAAACTTGTTGGTGTTGAACCGGCGCTAGGAGACTAAAAATAATATCAAATTATATAGAAGAATGTTGACTCTAGAATGTCCCAAAGAAGTTAAAAATATATACATAACATCTACAAATAGAAATACAAGTCAGTACCCATATGGAAACTCGTATACTCTTTATCTTACAACCCCGATTAAGGATATTACGAATGTGGAACTTCTTTATGCAAGTATTCCAAATACAATGTATAATGTAAATAATGGATCAAATGTAATTGGTTTCACTGACATTTCAAATGTAACAAATAACTGTGTACTTTCTACAATTCCAACTGGTTTTTATGGATCAACAACTCTTTCGAATGCAATTTATAGTGCTACTAAATATATATCAAATGTAAGTTGTTCATTTCTTTCGGGTGAAGGTCGTTTCTTTTTTACTAGACCTACAAGTTTTACCATGAATGTTATGACACTTGAACTTGCATCACTTTTAGGTTTTCCTTTTCCTTGTAGTATTAATGCAATTCAGTCATCAACAACTCCATATGCAAATAATCTAACATATTCAGGTTTGTGGTATATTAAATCGCAGTATGTTGTTGATATGAATGTAAATGATGGAATTTTTCTTGATATCCAAGAACTTCGAACAATGTACAATGAATGTACACCAACCGGCTTTCCTTTTTCAAATATGAATAATTCAAATTCACTTGTTACAAATCAAGGTTCTTCGTCGTTCAATAATACAGCAAATAGATCATTTGGAATGATACCAATGGATGTATCAAGTGGATGTATCAAACGATTTAAAAAATCAGCCGACTTTGATAGTCAGATTGAATATCCATATCCACTACAGAAAATAGATCGTTTGACAATCAGTTGGACAGATAAAACAGGAACACTTTTGAGTTTTAATGGAGCAGAAGACAATGCAGTTATATTACGATTTCATACATTACGTAAAAACCTTTGTTAATAAAAAATCTGTGTATCATATAAATGTCGTCGGGTAGTATTACACAGCTCGTTGCTATCGGAGCACAAGATGTTTACCTTACTGGTAACCCAGAGGTTTCATTTTTTCGTGCAAATTATAAACGTCATACAAACTTTGCACATGTTGTCAATCGCCAGGTTCTTCAGGGTGCAGTGAATCCATCTGCAATGTCATCTGTACGTCTGGAACGAAAAGGTGACTTGGTTAGTTATGTATATCTCACCAAGAGGTTTGCGGGTGTACAGACAACCTTTTTGCCAACTGATATCGATCACATTGACTTTCTTATTGGAGGTCAAATTATTGATACACAAGATGACATATTTATGAATTATGTAGCAGATCCCCTTCTCTGCTCAACTCAAAATAAGGCTCAGTTTAGTACAAGTCAGGTTGGAAATAAAGGTTATTTTTACCCACTTCGTTTTTGGTTCTGTGAAAACTGGCAATCATCTTTACCTCTTATTTCTCTTCAATACCATGATGTTGAGATTAGAATCTACTGGCAACCCACTGTTATTAGTGGTAATTCTAGTACGCCAGTTTTTGAATGCTGGGCAAACTTTATTGCCCTTGATACAATGGAACGTGAAATACTCGCTGGTAGTCCTCAAAAACATCTCATTTATCAGGTTCAAAAGAGTTTACCATCTGGAACAAAGGTTCAAAATCTTGTATTTAATCACCCGATCAAATTCATTTCAACTGGATATACTGGAAATTGTCTGATTGGTTCAAATATTTATACAGCTAGTCCTTATAATGTTAGTACTAACCCACAAGGTGCTTCCGGAGTTCCTCAAAATTTATTTGATACAATGCTTTTCCAGGTGAATGGTGTTGACATTGGTGAACAAAAATCATACACACCTCACTTTGACATTGTTCCATCATATTACACATGTCCCGTGACAACATCAAGCCTTAATGCATTCACCATCCCATTTTGTTTAGAAACAAATAAACTTCAGCCCACTGGTTCTCTCAACTTTAGTAGAATTGATTCAGCTCGTCTTGTTTCAAGTAACAACTTTGTAAGTACAGTATATGCAGTCAATTATAACATTCTTAAGATTGAGAATGGAATGGGTGGTCTCATGTATGCAAATTAATTTTAATAGTACAATATAATAATGAATACACTTATCTGGGTTGCTATACTTGTTGTTTTTATTTTTCTACTGACATATGATCCAAAATCTGGAAGACTGGGAAATTATATTACACCACAGTCTAAGAAGACTGTAACACCACCTGTCATGACAGAAGACGAATACGAATGTGATGAACAAAGCAGGTATCATGAAGCACAATTTAATACTCCTGGTAAAAAAGGCTGTACAGGAAAGCCGCGAGAATACATGGGTGCGGTTATATAATCAAAAAAATAAATTTAGTACTTTTAGAAATGTTTGCAATGAACAAAGATACTCTTATTCTATTTTCCCTAGCAGTCGCACTTTTTGCAATTGTATATCTCTATAGAGACTTGCAAAAAGCCAAAGTTGATTTTCAAAAGTTAAATGAAGAATCTCTTTTAGCAGCAGCAGTTCCTCCTCCTCAAGTAGTTTATAAATCATCACCAGTTGTTCAGAAAAAGGTTGTTGTTGATGCGGATGAAACAGAATAATAAATTATTGTACCATGATAGACTCTATGAGTTACCGACTTGAAACACGTCACAAAGCTATTATCATACCGATTATCAGGTCTGAATTTGGAGATGACAGATTTTTAACAGTCAAAGATAGTAGACATCAAGAATGGATATTTGTAACTGGTGGGTGTAAAAAGTCTGAATTTGATTATCCTCTTAAATGTGGTCTTAGAGAACTTGAAGAAGAAACGCGAGGTGTTGTTAATATAAAAACTGGTGAATTTTCAGAGTTTAAGTTTGAAAGTGATGTTCGATCTTCAGATGAAATCAGAAAAGATCGTTCAGAAGGACTTATTGTTAATTTGGTTTATCATGTATACATGATTAATTTACATGTTACAAAAGAACAACAAGCTCGTATGATACAAGAATTTCATGTATCTAAAGCTAGAATGGACATGAACAAAAGAGATGGCATTAATATTAAAAAAGCATATGATGAAAATGATGACATGTCATTTGATACATTAGAAGAATTTAATAAAAAATCTCGATGGCCATTAATTGTTGATAATATAATTAACAATCCTATATTTTATGAAACTATGAATTCGTTAAATATGCAAAATTTTAACATTAGAACTTTATATAATGAAAAGTAAAGTTTATTTTGTTAAAAAGTTATGTATTCTCAAAGATATTGATATAAACTCAGAAGAAGCTCAAGAATTATATAATCTTAAAATTGTACAGTTGTTAACTGAAATTAAAAAATTTAGCCCAGAAGAATCTCTGCCATCGCCATCATTAGAAGAGGACGACGAAGATGAACCAAAGTCACTTGCAGAACGTTTAGGATGTAGTTAGAGTTTAAAAACGTAGAAATAATAAAAAAGAAAGAAGAAAATGCTACGAGAGTGGTGTAAAAAACAAAATTTTAACAATCCACGTAATTTATCACATGTACTGATGGACGGGGGAGTTCTATCTATTCCATTTGATAAATTACGAGAATTTTATGAGGTTTACATTAAATGTATCAAGGCGGATCATAAAGTATTTGTTGTTGAACAAAAGACTGAGACATACAACTTTTTCATGGATGTCGATTACAAAGATGACGACGCTTTGACTATTGATCAGGTTAAATCAATATGTCAGGTTATCTGTGATAAAGTTGGTACATTTAGTACTGTACAGTGTCTTGTAACAATTTCAGAGCCGAAACCAAAGGATGGAAAGATTAAAACGGGAATCCATCTCAACTGGCACGGTCTCGTTGTAAATCAAGAAGGTGCTATACAACTGATGCATCATGTTGTATCAACACTTGAAAAAGTTTATTCATCTCTAGATTGGACAAAAATAATAGATGCGTCTGTGTATGGATCATTAGGAACAAAAGGTAGTGGATTTAGACTTCCTTGGTCTCATAAAAAGACTGTTCATTCTGTATGTAAAGGTACTGGATGCACATTATGTGATGGTGGAAAGATTGTTGAAGGTGAGTACCGTCCATTTTTTATATATAATAATGGGGCACTACAATCTATAGATCAAGATGTAACAATGGAAATCCTTTTATTATCAACTGTCAGAACAACCGATACAAATATAATGGTAATTCCAGAACTTGTTATTCTGTGTCAACCAGTTCCACGTCGTCGTCAAGAAGGAGACTTTACACCCATGGAACTAAAAAATGAGATTTATGATTCTGAACTAGTGTCTCTACTTCAGACATTTATTAGAAAAAGTATGCCAGGTAATGAAGAGACTAAAGTTCTTGCAATTTTTAAATTTAAAAATGTTCATCTCTTGAAAACAACATCTAGATATTGTGAAAATATTCGTAGAAATCATAACTCAAATCATGTTAAAATTGTTATTGATAATGGACTCATTTATCAGAAATGTTTTTGTAGATGTGAAACAACCGAAGGAAGACGGCTTGGATTCTGTAAAGATTTTACAGGTAATAAACATAAACTTGAGACCAACGGAGGAACAAAGATTTGTAAGATTTTATATAATACACTTAAAAAATAATAACAATAAGTGTATAATGACTACTGAAGTTGTAAAAACTAGATCTGGTCGCATTTCTAAACCACCTGTTAGATATGAACCAGTTGAGGAAGTTACAGATGATTATGCAGAGGATGATCACGATGTAGAAGAAAGCGAAAGTGAAGAAGAAAGTGAAAGCGAAAGTGAAGAAGAGAGTGAAAGCGATGAAGATGATGCTAATGAAAATGGAAATTTAAAGGGATTTGTAGTAGAAAGTGAGGATGAAAGTGAGGAAGAAGCTTAAAAATATTAAACACAGTCACACTAATGGAATCTGATCTACCAATTCCAATTGATGATTCTATAACCTATAATAGTTCTCCACCTGTTCAAGAGGAGGAGGAAGAAGAGTCTCTTCCGCATCAGTACCAACAGCAGCAACAGTACTATCAGCAGCAACAGTACTATCAGCAGCAGCAAATGTACCAACAACCACAGCAACAGTCTCAGAAAAAAGGTGATATTTTTCCTGAACTTGATAAAATTCACTGGATTATTCTTGTTTCTGCTATATTATTAGCATTTTTTATGGGTAAAAGTATATCTACTCCTATTATTATAAAATCTACTTAGTTCCAATAATATTTGGCTTTCCTTCTCCTATAAAGTCATTTAGACTGTCTTGATTGTCTGCATTTTCTACTGATACATTTGGAACTAGGTCCCAATCTTGACCTTCAAAAGATCCGATATCACCATATACAGGAGTATTATCTGATAGAGTTTTATTAATTTCTTTATCAGATGACCATAATCTCGCAAACGTCTGCAACCATGTTTCATTTCTGGCTTCTCTTTTATTAAAAGCAAGAAATGTAATATATAAAATAAGAGATACAAGCATTATTGTAATTAAATTTATTACGATTGATATGATACCCATTACTACTGTGTATTTTTATTTTATTCGGTGTCCTCTACGAGGTTTAGTGTTAGACCACCGGCACGCTGCTGCTGACGCTCCTTAATCTCCTCTGCAACAAGAGCATCAGCCTCCTTGACAAGTTCCTCCATTGTAGCATCTGGCTTTTCAAGTTTTAGTTTCTCAAGAATTTCAGCTGGATGACTAATAGGAGGCTCGTCTGGTTTGTTATAGTACTTTGAATTTTCATCGCCTGGTTTTATGAAAGGCATTTCACCTGGAATAGGCTTTGCCATCATGTCCCTTTTACGTTCCTCGAACATCTTGGATCCAAGAGCCTGATTCTCGCGATACTTACCCATAATCTCCTCAAGTTTCTCGTCATTGTAATGAACATCTTCAATATGATCACGATCTGGGGGAATCAAGAGCCACTTGTACATGTCAACAACGTAAATGTCAAATGTAGCATCTTCCTTCTGAAGACGCCTCGCATGACTAGACGCCTCCTCGCGATTTCCAAATGTGCCATAAATTTTAAGGCCAAACTTGTCAGATCGCTGAGGACAGTCAGGTCCAACTACTGAAATACAGGCATAAACCTGTCCAGGTAGAGTGGTATAAGTTTGTTCAAGAGACATTATTAATAGTACTAATTATAAATTCTTTAAGCATTTTACGCGATTAAAGATTAAATTGATATTATTAACATGGCAAAGAAGAAGATTCCACTTGCTCTTCGAGAACAGGTGTGGCTAATGTATTTTGGAGACTGTAAGTTTAAACACAAGTGTCACGTAAAATGGTGTGAAAATATTATAACCCCATTTATATTTGAAGTTGGTCATAATATTCCAGAGAGTCGAGGAGGACCAACTGATATAGATAATCTTAGACCTATATGTTCTAAATGTAACAAGTCTATGGGGGACACGTATACAATTGATGAATTTTCAGAACTTTCAAAACGAAGCACTACAAATCAATGGGAATGTTTTAGAATGTGTTCATCATCAAGCATTTCCATTTTGCATTAAATATGCAACAATAAGTATTCCAATAAATGTAAGTATACTGCTTACATAATAAAAATATAGTGTTGAACTTGTTGGATTATTATTAAGACACTGAATACCTAACCAGTTTGATACTATATTAAGTAGAAAACATATAATAAGAAGAAATCCGATCATTATATATTAGGTATATATATTTTATGAAGAAGCTTGTTGTTTGATCGCAAACCCTGCTTTAATCATGAGACCTATACATACAAGGATCGCACATACAAGATTCATAACAAGAAAAATTTGATTAGTTGATTTTGACTCACCATTCTTATTTTGACACTGGATACCAATTGCTGTAGAAGCAATTGTAAAAATGGCCATGATAGCAGCAAGAAACATAGTAAGAAAATCCATTTATATATAAAAATATTTTTATCCTGGACATGTAACAATAAATGCCAGATCTTCAAACTCTTTTGATAATTGTAAGTGCCATGGATAAAGTACAGTCACCTGAAATAAAAAAGAAACAATTCCTATACAAAGAGATGATCTAGGTATCCACTTTTTAAAAAGTAAATCTCTTGGCGATTCTCTACCGCCACCAAATAGCAGTTGACTTTCAATATCCATATTATTATAAGCGTATTTTTTTTAATAATGATTAATAGTAAATGAGTCTTCTTAGAATAGGAATACTTTCACTGTTTGAAGTCTTTGGTGATTTTATGTTAAAATCATATGCTACAACAGGTTTTAAATCCAGTCTGGGTCTGGGACTCCTTGGATATATTGGTGTTATTGTTTCTTTAATCTGGAGTTTTAAAACTGGAAATGTATTATTAGTCAATGGACTGTGGGATGGAATGAGTGCAGTCATAGAGTCTATTGCAGCCTATCTTATTTTAGGAGATCGATTAACAAATCCATATCAGTATATTGGTCTTATTGCAACAATAGCAGGAGTTTTTCTTTTGAGGTACAATCCAAGATAATTAGAGTTAAAACACGTTTATTAGTAAATATAGAATGGAAGAAATTCGACAACACCACAATTTGGTCAAGCGACAACTTATTCAAAGCACTACAAAGCAAGGTGATCATGTTTTAGATGTTGGATGTGGTTTTGGAGGTGATTTACAAAAGTGGAATTACTCCAAGGTTAGGACACTTGATATGTGTGATCCAAATACAGTTTCTCTTATAGAAGCAAGGAGTCGTGCATCAAAATTAAAAATCCAAATAACTTTTTATGAAGGTGATATACTATCTTGTCCATCTAATAAAAAATATGATGTCATATGTTATAACTTTTCTCTTCATTATATTTTTGAAAATAAAAAACTTTTTAAAAATAGCATCAGAGCAATCAAGGATCGTCTCAAGGATGGTGGTAAACTTATAGGTATTGTTCCAGACTCTGAATCAATACTTATGAGTACACCGTTTCACGATGAACTTGGAAACTTTATGATTCGTAAAGAAGAAACTACAGGACTTGGAAACTTTGGAGAAAAATTATTTGTCATGTTGGTTGATACACCATTTTATAACGGAGAGGCAAAAACTGAGCCAATTGCGTATAAAGATCTTTTGATAACAGAATTACTGGACCATGGTATTCACCTTGATACATGGAATAATCTAATTGGATCAAGATTATCAACCATGTATTCACAGTTTATTTTTGTTCGTAGATTATAAAATGAAATGGATTTGTATATTTTTATTATTAATACTTGATATATATCTTATTTATATTACACACGAACCTAAAAATTTAACAGAAGTTAAACGTAGATACAGAATTTTAAGACATCATATAAAAAAGAATACTAGTCAGATCCCTGAAAAGTTTTGGGTACTAAAAAATCCAATTTTACTCGTTGGAAAAAAATCAGGAGAACTTGGATACAATTCAAATAAAGGATATGAGATCGGCCTATGTCTAGATGGAAGTCCAAATGATATAATGCACGTTCTTTTACACGAGTTGAGTCATTCAACCGTTGAAGAGTATTCACATTCTGAACAGTTTTGGAAAAACTTTGCAGAATTGAGAGACACGTGTAATAAACTAGGAATATATGAAAAAATTCCAGAACGTAAAGATTTCTGTGGACAGTTTATACAAGATTAATATATTTGACTACTTTAAATGCAGACGACTACAGGTCAGTTGTTTATGGGTGTTCTTCTATGGACTATTGTCATGTTAATACCAGTGTTAATAACATATTTTAATAAAGTCAATCCTATGGTTTCATCTATTTTACTCACAGTCTTGTATCCCTTGACACTATCATACTTGTGTAGAAATGGAGCTTTCTGGCTTAATCCATTAATTATTGCATCAGCTGCAGTAGCTTCTCTTATTGTGTCTATTATGCTAGTTGTTGTAGTTAAATCAAAAAATATGGGTGTAAATTTATTTATTCCAATCACCTGTTTTATTCTAGTAGTTGCAGGGCTTTCTGCTTCACCTATCATGGACATGTATACGAATGCATTGGGTTAGTCTTTAATAACAAACTTACGTCCAAAGTAGAATAAAAGAGCTGCCAGCAAAGCAGTTACAAGCATTCCTATCGTGGACTGCTTACCAGATTCATCCAAAAATTTAGGAATCATTGTCGATAGTTTGTCCTGGGCAATTCCAGAGAATGCAAGAAGCGCAACAACTCCTGCAAGTAAAGCCTCCATCTGTTCGTCGGTTAGATTCATAGGGTTTTTACTCGGTGCAGTAGCTTGTTTCTGTGATGGCTGTTGTTGATAATTTTGAGGTAGTGGCATCTGCTGCTGTACATAAGAAGGCTGTGGCGCCATCATAAATCTAGGATCAGCTCCCCCACCAGCTGGGCCAGTATAGTCCTCCCCAGGCATCATAATATCACTAAGTGGTGTAGAATCCATTGCTTTGGATTTAACTATATTTTTTTCAGGCGCTTGTGACACATCTGGCTGATATACAAGATGATTTGTAATTTCTTGTTTTTTCTGTATTAATTTCTGTTCTGGAACTGGCTGAGATGGAAATAAAGGTGTCATAGAGTCCCCGTGAGAATCATTCAAGTTCATAGTTGTAATATTTTCCATTGTTAAATAATGCCAATTTTTTATCAATTAAAAGTCTACGCATTATTTCTTTTTTACAACCATAACAGGTGGAGGACCTCTCTTTTTTGGTTGTTCAACTCGTGTAGTTGGATCACTATCGTGTTTTGGATTATAATTTTTATTATGAAAGGCCCAAAGAGCTGGAGATCCAATTCTAAAGTTTGAATGCAATTTAGCCTTGTACCAAAAGACACAATCTTCAATCTTGTTACTTCTTGATGTATTATCAAGAACAAGACATTCAAAGTTTTCAGTACAAGAGTTCATAACCTGATTAAACATTTCAAATGATGGAAATATTCCAAAAAAGTTTTTATAAATCTTTTCTCTATTCTGTAAAATATTTTCACGAAGTATGAATATATAATCAATATTAGCGCGAAGATCTGGAGTAAGGTCCATACAGTACTGCATTGTCAACATAAAGAAAATCTTCCAGTGTCTGCCATTCATGAAACATTGTCTGATACATGTATCTTTCATGAATTTCTTATCATACATACAATCATCAAGTAACATGAATGCTCCACAGTTTTGTTTTCCTTGACTTACAAGAACTTTCTGACGGGCGAGAACTCTTTCAATAGCATCCTTATCATAGTCT